TTCCTTCCATTTTGATTCCCATTTAGAAATTGATAAAAGTGAATGCTCCAATTGAACTTTACATGGCTTTATAGTAATAAATTTTTTAGTTATTTCATCATAAACATCTGTTCCTGGTATTTCAATAGTAAGCATTCACTTAAATCTTCCTCTTTTATTTAATCTGAACGGTATTCATTTTAGATAATGCTTCATTTCTAAGTTCTGAAGGAATTAAACCAATAAAAAATTCTTTTGATTTCTCTTCATCAAAAGCAAGTTCATAAAATAATTCTGAAAATGCTTCTGTTTTACTAAAT